TCGGAAACAGCGCCCCGACAGTCCGCGTTCAGTACACCGAGCCCAATAAGAACGACAAATCTTACTCTGGGTCCATGAACATCCCCATGGGCCGAGGAAACTTATCGTTATACGGCTCTCGAGGCATAAATGAGGGGCGTCCCAATGACACAACGTTTGGCGTTCAAGGGAAAGTCAACTTTTAGGTTATTTAGCCGAACCCCAGTTCTCGCCCAACCCTACGTCTACCCTAGACGGTATGGATAAACCCGGCGCACAGTTCTCCATCAAACCCTTGATCTCGGCCACCTGTTCATCGCTCTCTATTGAGAAGCAGAGCTCGTCATGAACCGTGAGCATGGGCCAGTGTCCATGGTCCATGCAGTCTTTCATCGCTTGCTTGGTCTGGTCTGCCGCCGAAGCTTGGATCAGACGATTGAGGGCCTTGTATACGAACGCCACCTGATACCGCTCCGGGTTCATGCTGGCCCAGTTCTTATCTCTCTCCTCAACAGGAGTATTCAGAACATCCGCCCAACGCTCTTCGAGCTTCTCCGCATGAATAGGCTTCTTGTATTCCTTGGAGTAGCCCTTCAACTCGCGCATGGGGAATCGACACTTCCTGCCCAGCAAGGTTCGTACCTCTGATCTCCTAGACGCAGCGTCCATCACTGCAGACGCCAGTGCGCGGATGAACGGAACCTTTTCATCGTACTCGTTGCGGAGTTCTTTAGCCTCTTGGAAAGGGATGTCACCCAAGGTTGCCGCCAGCTTGCCAATACCCATGCCGTACATAATTCCAAGGTTAATCGTCTTGGCGTGGGTGCGGCTTACACCAGCCATGTCAGCAACGATCTGATGGAAGTCCAGATCATCGTTCTGGTATTGTGCCGCAATTTCCTTAACCTTTTCGTTATCCTTGGTGGCCGGTGTCAGGGACGCGTAGTGCATCATCCATCGCGGCTCTTGTGCGCTATAGTCAAAGCTACCCCACTGGCAATCGTCCTCCGGTATAAACAGACCACGGACCAGGGACTTTATCTCTGGATGTCTGGACGGAACTTGCTGCAAATTCGGATTGCTTGACGAGAATCGTCCTGACACAGTCCCACCTTCGTCAGAGCGCAACTGGTTAAACTGACAGTGGATGCGGCCATCGTGCTGATGATTAAGAATCGTATCAACAAAGGTCGTATTCGCTTTGTTATACTCACGAATCTCCAGAATTTTCTGAGCAATGGGATGATCGTGGGTTTTGAGGAAGTGCTTTGTAAAGCTGGGCGCGTCTGACTTCTCCGTTCTCTCATACTTGAGACCAAGGTTGTCAAACACCGCAGCCAAACTCTTGGCGTTCCAAGGCTCGAGGTGAATATCTGCCTCATCCTTAACCTCTTTCAGAAGCCTGTCTTCTTTTCCTTGCAAAAGCTTCTTGGTTTGTTCCGCCTTGTCTACGTCAACCCGAACGCCACGACGCTTCATCTCAAAGATCATAGGCAAAAGCGCAAGCTCTGTTTCCAGAATCTTCTCGCAATCGTCCTCAACCAGTTTCTTATGAAGCACGTTCCACAAGCTAAGAGTTAGGGTAGCGTCCATCTCGGCGTAGTTGGCCACCCTTTCTGCCGGCAACTTCCACATCTCTGCCTTGGCATCCACACCATGCTGGCTGGCTGCTCTCCTGAGATCCTCTTCCGCCTTCCGCTGACCAAGGTACGTGGACCCCAGAGCGTTAAGAGAATAACTGAACCTGTTCTCATCAAGCAGGGGCGCCGCAATCATTGTGTCCAGAATACGACCCTTAACCGTAATACCTTCCGATAACAGCCATCCCAAGTCATACTGTGCATTGTGAAACACCACGGACATGCCGTGGTCTAATTGGTCTTGGAGCCACCTGAGTACGAGATCCTTTGCCATGTTCCCCCCACCTTCGTGGGCAATCGGCAAGTAGGCGCTCCACTCAGAGGCGGCGACAGAAATTCCTATAAGGTTTCCATCGTTTCTAACCCACCCCGGTCCCAAGTCTCTTAAATGCGGATCCTTTGTCTCAGTGTCTATGGCGATAATTTTCTCGCCAGACAAGTCCGGTAAATGTTCCGGAGGAAACCAGACCTTCTCGTCAAACAAGTCCTCACGCATCTTTGTCTTCCATCATTGCTGCCCACAAGGCCATATAAGCAGAAGCGTCAATGCCGTTATCTGGCTTGACCTGACCCATCTCGTTCCTTGCCACCTTTAACAATGCCATGCAAAGGGCAACGTCTTGTGGCTTAACCTCAACTTTTAAGTACGCGCTCCAGAGGTCTGCCGCCCGTTGATGCATGGTGGTGTAGTCGCCATATTGCTTGGCGCGATCTCCGCTTACCAGTGACGCTGCTGTTTTTAATGTCTCGTCTGGTTTCATAGGTCGTAATACCGATTCGTTTCCGGCAACATTATATGCAGCGCCTTCTTAGTCCTCGTAACAGCGACATAGTACACCCTGTGTTCAGTCGCCGGATCCCTTTGGTATTCCTTGTGAGCCGCATAAGACAAGTCCGGAATGACCAAAACGTTGTCGGCCTCTCCGCCCTTCATGGAGTGTATAGTACTAACCTTTATTCGCGGATTACGCACGTTGTCTTTGCGCTTCAACGCATTGAGAACGTAGTTCTTTGTGTCTAGGTCAATCTTGCCCAACGCTCGATGCCACCGGACAGAACCATCCAGAAGCAGCCCCATGCCGTCTTGAGCCTCCGACATACTGATCATGGCGTCCGGATTCAGCCCCAAAAGGGCCTTGGAACGCGCTCCGAAGCCCCGTGAGTAGCCTTTCTCCAGTTCCATGAAGGTGTAGACGTTTCTTATCTTGGTGGGCGTCAGCGGCTCCCCTTTGGCCCATTGCTCCCAATCGTGAAGTGCTTCGTATGTTTTGACCGGAATACTGGGGTGACCGTTCCGGCTATAGACCCAACCATCGTCACGCAAAGCTTGGGCATATTGGGAAGCAATCCTGTTTGTCCGCGCCATGACGCACCACTCCCCCTCATGAAACGGCACATCCCAAATGCTCTGGTGAACGTGGACGCTGCCTTCTTCATCCTTGGGTCGCCAAGTCTTCGGCGCCCTGCCCTCAATCCGACAGACGATGTTCTGTGCTTCCTGCCACGTTGTCTTGGGTAGGCGATAAGATTGCTCAAGAACCGTCTTTTTCTCTGTCGCGTTTAAGAACGCTCCAACATCCGCACCCTGGAACCCCATGATGGCTTGGTCATCGTCGCCCGTGAACACTTGTATGCGGGGCTTCTTCCTCAGTACATCGACCATGGACCATTGAAGGGTAGACAGATCCTGCGCTTCATCTACAAACAGCGCGTCTATGTCCGGTCCATCTGCTGATCTAACGAAATTTGATATCATGTCCGTGAAGTCGATCTTCTTGCGGACCCCTTTGTAATCCTCATAGGCCGATACCAAACGTTTGAGTTCAGACCAATCGATACTGTAATCCCCCAACTGCCTGTGCATCTCCTCAAGGCTCAAGCCCTTACTCCGAGACAGGTGGTACTGGCTCATGTAAAAGTCGCCCTTGGACACCCCTACAGTGTCAAAGTCGGTTTCAATGTCAGACCGCCCCTTGTTTCCAAAAGGTATCCCAACAGCTTCGCCAATCTCCCGCATCTCCGCAGGACCAATAACTTCGTCTGAGCTATAGCCCCCAGCCCGGAAAGCCATGGAGTGAAGCGTCTGGAAGTAGGGCATGTCCCGCTCGTCGATTCCCCAATCTCGGCACACACGCTCCCGACTTTCCTTTGCTGCCTTACGTGTAAACGAAACACAGGCAATACGGTCTGGCGGGATGCCCTGTTCAATACACTCACGTATCTTATTGGAGTTGGTCTGAGTCTTGCCCGTGCCGGGCGGCCCAAGGATGGTTTCATGCTGGTCTGTCAAAACGGTGGATCCTCTGGCTCAAAAGTTACCTCTGGCAGATCAACTTCGCCGCGATGCATTTCCGGTACACACCAGACACGCACAGACTTCCATTGATCGTTGTTATCTTGGAAGCGATAAGTCTTGTCGGACTCCGCTCCATTGTTCATCTCTTTCAGACGCTCAGTGATCTGACCCCGTGTGTACAACGTAAAGTTATTGCGCTTTAAGAAATCCTGTAGAGAACTAAGCTTGAAGTATGTCAGGCCCTCATCGGTCCACGGCTTACCTGTCAACAGTTCTTCCGGGCTGTGTGCCTGTATCCTCGAAGTGCAGAAGGTTTCCAGCAGTTCCACGAAGAGACCCTTCTGGGTCAACTCTTCCGGCACAGATATCCTTGTTGCATCGCTCAACAGGCCATCCACCAGATCGCGCCAATCGGCTTCCTTCATCCGCGCTGGCATCTTGTACATTTGCTCCATGCAAGCCCTCTGGAACTCCACTTGCATCTGTAGCTGCTTGGTAGACAACTCCAATCGCGCACCGTCCACGTCCACGAACCAGACAGGCGGCTCAGACTCAACAACGGTCAAGCCGCCGACAGGAACATGAGAGTTGGCATCGCCTACCCCGAACTTCCGCGACCGGCACAAGGACTTGTTGCAATGCCCGTGCAGCGGCTCAGACTTACAGGTGTAGAAATACTCTTTCTTCTCCAGCTGTTCCTGCACAAGGACCACTTCCCGCGCCGGCAGAGGAGGATTGCAGTAATCCTGGTTATGCTTCTCCAGAAGCTCCTTCCAATCGTTTGGCGCGGCCTGTTTGTAGTACACACCCACGTTCAGAAGAGTCATGTTCCGGCCACCTTCCGGTGTGCCGAACTCGGTAAGCTGCTGGAGGCACGGGGGTCCATCCGGAATAACATCGTTGGTTCCACCTAACGATATATTGGTAAGTTGTTTGGCGGTGACCCGCGCCTTTTCGGCAGCGTTAAGGAATTGATCCAAGGTCATGGACTCTCCGCCTTTTTTGAGAGCATAGCGCGTAGTGTATTTTTCGTTCTGGTAGGGCAGATTAATAAAGTTACCCACGTCGCCGCGTTCCGCCAGCAGTTCTTCCTGCTTCGGAAATATCTCGCAGTTGCCCCAGCCCAAAGCCGATGCAAATTCCGCCAGACGGTCGCGCATCTCGGATGCTGCAACCCGCTCTGACATAAATAGAAACAAATGAGCGCCGCCAGACTTGGATCGACACATGACCAAGGGCAGCTTGAACCTCTTAACCTTCGCCAAAAGAACCGGAAGGTCTAGGTTGTAGTCGTCTATATCCAACGCGCCGAACTGGCACTTGTTGGTCTCGTCAATAGGAATAGACCCAACACCAAGAGAGCCGTCCAAGTGTTTTTGAACGAGCTCCACGGTCAACGGTTCACGG